GAGGTTCAACTTATTCTATATTGTTTTTGATAGTTTTGATCAATAATTTGATAGTTTGGACCAAAATATAACCCCATATATTTATCACAACACATATAGATGTACCCCAAATACAAAGCTCATTCATCTCTTTCTCCTTTCTTAATTTATGTAAGTTTCAAAGAATTAGGGCGAATGTCCATTTCTGCCTTAAGAACTTTGTAAAGCTCAAGCGCATGCCTAGAATCGCTCTTAGCTATTTTATTGATCCTGATAAGCTCGCTTGTTAACTCTAGCTCAGTCATTTTCTTTAGGTTGTTGGTGTATATTTCCATGATGTACTCCCTGGGTAAGGTATTCATTAGCGAGTATGCCCTAGCATGCTAACATAGCATAGCCCTACTAGTCAATGAGTAGAAAATGATTGAAGGATTAAAGATTTGAAGGTTATGGTATGCTTTGTGAATGTAAGCGAGGGTTGTAATGGCAGAGAAGAACAAGGGCGGTAGGCCCAGGCTTCAGTTAGATGAAGAGCAGATTATTGAGTTAGGAAGAATCCAATGTACCTTTTCCGAAATCGCCGCTGTCATGAAATGCAGTCTCGATACTATCTCTTCAAGGTTTGGCGACGTAGTATATAAAGCAAGGGAAGAAGGGAAATGCTCACTAAGAAGAGCACAGTTTAAAAAAGCCATAGAAGGTAATCCTGCATTGCTTATTTTTCTAGGTACCCACATTTTGGGTCAGACAGACGGCAAAAAAGAAGCCGTTCGAACCGCAGCCGATGATATCTTAAATTACATTCGCGGCAGGGTTGTCAGCGAAGAAAAGGGAACCTACAAAGGCAAGACAAGAGAAGAAAGAGCGACTTAATCTTAGAGAGCCATGAGCACTGTGGATAAAAACACCAACATCAAAGATTATCACCCTATTCCCCCTTTTGATGAATGCTGGTTTGATGCAGTGCCAAGAGATGTTCCAATAGAGCTTATCGAATTTGGCGTGCATCCTGATGATGAGTGTGAGTGTGAGTGTCGTTATGAAGGTCGCCCATGCTACTGTGAAGAAGTGCCCGAAGACAAGTGGGTGATTACTTATCGTTCTGTTATGTGTTTGAGAGATCTTAGAGTTAGGGGTGGTGCTGTATTGCCAACTTGGTTTAATGAAGATAATACTAGGTGGCATAGAGCAGGAAGAAACAGCTGCACTCACTGGAAGGTTAAATAAAGTGACTACAAAAAAAGCAGACATGGTCGATGAGATGTTTCCGGGTCCGACTGCTCTCAGAGACGAATGGTATGAGAAGCTATGGGCCATGACACCAGAGACAAGCTTCATGGACATTTTTACAGCTGTAGAATTGCTCTATGCGCAACTAAGCGCAGATCTGGTAGCCCCACTCACCTCTTCAGGTAAATGGTCAGTCGAGCAAGGAAGACACAAGGTTGTAGACGGAGCGCTTAGACGAGTTAAGAGAAACATAATGGATGCTATTGAAAGAGCGGATCTAATCTTGGCGACTCACGAGCATAAGAGTAGTGAATGAACCCACACCTAGAGAAGTTCTTCTCACCTAAGCAGCTAGACTCAATAGCTAACTCTAACTCACGCATCAACATATGGGAAGGGGCCGTTCGATCAGGCAAGACCTACGCTAGCATCTGGCGTTTCATTGACGAGTGTAGGCATGGCCCAAAAGGTCAGTTCGCCATCATCACAAGGACGTACGATACTTTCAAACGCAACATCCTAGCAGAGATAGAGAACATCCTTGGCAGCCACGTGTCTTACGCTTCAGGAAAGAGAGAGCTCTACATTTTCAACAGGCTCATACATGTAATTGGCGCAGACGATGAAAGAGCCGAAGCGAAGGTCCGCGGACCTACCTTCTCATGCATCTATATAGACGAGGGTACGATCATTCCCGAATCCGTCTTTAGAATGGCCCTGTCCCGGACTTCGAAAGAAGGATCTAAGATCTTTGTCACCACTAACCCGGACAGCCCTTATCACTGGATGAAAAGAGACTTCCTCAATGGTCACAACAAAGACGTGGCTAGCTGGAAGTTCCTAATGGATGACAACCCTTCCCTTTCCGATGAGTATAAAGAGTACCTTAAGAGGCAATACAATGGCTTGTGGTACCAGCGTTTCATCAATGGTGAGTGGGTACAAGCTGAAGGTGCTATCTATGACTTCTTCGAGCCTGCTCTTCATTGCTTAGACTTCACACCCCCGCAAATGGCGCAGTATTATCTTGTAGGCATTGACTATGGGACGACTAACCCTTGTGCCTTTGTGCTCATGGGATATAACAACGAGCACTTCCCTAACATGTGGATAGAGAAAGAATACTACTGGGACTCAAAGGCTCAACAAAGACAAAAGACTGATAGTGAATATGCAGATGATCTGGTTAAGTTTGTCTCTGATCTTGGGGCACCTGTAAGGGCCATCTATCTTGACCCTAGCGCAGTGTCCTTTAGGGTAGAGCTGCAAAGGCAGCGAGTGCACAACGTGATCGAGGCAAACAATGACGTGCTTGACGGCATTCGCTTTGTAGCGGGCCTGTTAGCAAACGGCACGCTAAAGATTGTGGGCAGCTGTAAAAACCTTATACACGAGTTTCAGTCCTACGTATGGAATGAGAAGGCTAGAGAAAGAGGAAAAGATGAGCCTCTCAAGAAGTTTGACCACGCCTGCTTATCCGGAAAAACACAGGTGCTTACTAAGCAAGGATGGAAACCCATTGAATCATTAACCGGTGGTGAGTGCATGTCTTATGATCAGACAAGCCAGTCCTTTGGATGGGAAAGCTATATAAATGCATCGATGACTAGGGAAGATGCACAACTTTACGAGATAACGCTTGAAGATGGTACTTCTATTGAGGCAACCGCAGATCACAAATTCTTCACTTCAGACGGTGTTAAACCCTTGAGTGATCTGAAGCTTTCCGATATGCTCTTAGCATGCAGCATCAATACTACGATGGTAAAAGGTTTACACGAGACCAGCGAACAAGCTATTGGTTAAGTGCGCATATTCCAAGGATTAGAATGCATGTGTATGTTTGGAAGTACCACCATGGCAATCCGCCTAGAGGGCACCATGTCCATCATATTGACGGGGACAAAGCCAACAATCAAATCTCTAACCTGCAATGTATAAGTGCAAAGGAACATTCTTCCATTCATATGACAGAAAAGAGAAAGTCCGAACTTCGCGAAAGAATGAAGATCATCAGCCCCTTGGCGAAAAAATGGCACGCCTCTCAAGAAGGAAGAGCTTGGCACTCTGAACATGCCAAGAGAACTTTTAAAAGAAAGTGTGAGTTGCAATCCAACTGCTTGCACTGCAATGAGACATATTTCGTTGATAGGTTAGACAAAAAAAGATCTAAGTTTTGCAGCAATAACTGCAAATCCGCTGCTAGAAGAAAGTCCGGTATCGACAACGTGCAAGGGGAATGTATTAAATGTTCAAAATCCTTTGAGGTTAATAAGTATGCCAAAAGAAGATATTGTTCCGTCAGTTGTGCTCAAAAAGATCGTTGGGATAAGAAAAAAAGAACGGGGGAAGGTCTATTGTCTAGCATCACCCAAACATTCTAACTTTGTCGCTAATGGCTTAGTAGTAGCAAACTGTGACGCATTGCGCTATATGGTATATACCCACTATGGCAAGACCATGGGTGATGAGAAAGAGATGACACCGGAAGATCTTAAGCTAATGAGACGCAGGCACGGGATAGTATGAGGGAAATACGTTTAAAAAGGGAGAACTAGATGGTTAAAAAATATGGGGTTATAGTAAACACCTCTTATGCAATGTGTCAGAAATGTTTCGTTCAAGAAGAAGTTGAGAAACAAACAAATGACTATACGTGCGACTACTGCAAGTCTAACGATATGACAGACCTTAAGACGCGCCTAGAAAGACGGATAGACGTTTTGTCTGATTACCCCAATTTTTGTTTTACTAAAACCATGCAGGACATGTATGAATTCTTTAGCCGATAGAATTAATTTAAAAAGAAATAGACGGGAACAAAAATGAACACGGACGTGATGCAATCCCCTGGTTTTAGCCATGGGGTCAAGGAGCGCAATTAAATTAAATTCTCGTATTTTAATAAATAGCCTCTCGTGGTATATTGTCTACAACAAATTGCAGTCGGTAAAGCGCATTGGCGACAATCCGACGTATAGTAAGTCTTGACGGCGCATGTGTTTGTTCTAGCCCCCAATATGGCCTCGGAACGAGGCTCGTGCGGATAAAATCCCCACGCATCTTACACGCCTTCGGGCCGGTAGGCTCTGTGTCTGGAATCCCCTA